GTACTATAAATAGACAAGAAAATAGAATAAGAGCTATATTAAAAGTATTACAAACATTAAACGTTATATTAACAATATTTGGAATATTAACTGCTATTTTAAATATAATTCCCGTACCATCCCCATTAGGTATTCTTGCTAAACCAGCAACTATTAAATGGTCTAATGCTAAAGAAATTCGTGACGGTATAGGTATAACAGTTTCTATATTAATACCAATGTTAACATCTGCTATTGCTATATTAGAAGATTTAAAAAGACAATTACGTGAAATTAATCAAAAAATTGAAGATAAAACATTAGATTTATTAAATGATAATGAATTATTTGATTATATATCACAAATTACATCATCCAGTGAAAATCCAATATCTGATATTAATCGTAGATCAGATGAATCTGATAGTGAATATGCTGATAGATTACGTAATTCCACAACATTATTAAACCTATTAGCAAAACAAAATCCAGAAGTAAGCACAACTTCGTTACAAGATACTCTTAATAATTCCTCTTTATCAACATTAAATGGTCTTGTTAATAGAGTTGTTCCTAGTAATAATAATAGTATAATTGGAAATTATAAAGGATTTACATTTGTTCTTAAAAAAGAAGATGATCCTAGATTTGTAGTTAAAGGAAATAAACGCCATTATGCTGTAGCAGTTAATACTAAAGGCGTAGAACAATTAAAAAGTGATTATTCATTTACATTAGACCCACAACAACTGATAAGTCAATTAAAATTACAAATTGATAATCAAAATTTACAAGGATAAAATATTTATAATTATGAACATTAAAGCATTTAAAAAATTAATTAAGGAAGCAGTAATTGATGCTATTCATGAAGAATTACCATATATTCTTGAAGAGCATATGGCTAAACAAGAAAAAAAAGCATTACGTGAAGGTAAAACAATGAGTTTTACTAGTGCTAATGTACCAACTAATCCATTGCCTGGGGGTGTACGTAGTCAACTAGCTGCACAAATGGGTGAAGCATTTGGTTTCCAACCATCTGCGCCTAAATTAGAAGTAATTAATGCCGTTGATGAGGTTACAGGTGAACCTGTTAATCCTTATTTAGCTTTTATTAATGATGCCGCTAACAATATGACCGCTCAAGATAGATCAGGATTAAGAAATTTAGGATAATATGCCAATACCTCAAACAATACGAGTAAATCCGTTAGATTTACAGAAAAATATTGTAATTGGGGTATCATTACCCTTTAATGCTAGAGGTGTATTTAATAAAACATATAGTACTAAAGAACAAATTAAATCTAATTTGATCAATTTATTACTAACGGATAAAGGCGAGAGAATAATGAATCCTGAATTTGGCGCTGATTTAAGAAGATCATTATTTGAAAATATGACTAGTGATAGTACAGAATTATTAAGAATTAAGATAATAGACGCTATTAATATTTTTATTCCTGAAGTAGAATTAGGTAATGTAGATATTAAAAATAATTTTGATTATAATACTTTAAATGTAACTATAAATTATCGTTTAAGGATTTCAAACGAACCCGATCAAGTAACTGTACAATTTATATAATGATGACTCAAGATAAAAATATATCTTATTTAAATAAAGATTTTAGTGCTTTTAAAGCTAATTTAATAAATTATGCTAAAACATATTTTCCAACAGCATATAATGATTTTTCAGATGCTAACCCAGGAGCTATGTTTATTGAAATGGCTTCATATGTTGGTGATGTAATGTCATTTTATCTTGATAATCAAGTACAAGAAAATTATTTATTATACGCTAAAGAAAAAGAAAATTTATATGCTATGTCTTATGTCTTAGGATATCGTCCTAAAGCATCATATGCATCATCAACTACAGTTGATATTTTTCAATTAATGCCTTCTACAGTTATAAATGATGCTGTTATTCCTGATATTAATTATGGATTAATTATTCCTACAAATACACCATTAACATCAGTATCTACAGGAACTAAATTTTTAACTACTGAACAAATAGATTTTAGTGATACAGGAAGTGCTACTATTACTTTTTACGATACTAGTAATTTTTTAATAAAAAAATCAGTACCAGTTATATCAGCTGAAATTAAATCAACTACTTTTAATTTTGGAAATCCAACTAAATTTTCTACTGTTAATATTACTGATACTAATATTTTACAAATTTTAGATGTAACTGATAGTGATGGTAATTTGTGGTATGAAGTTCCATATTTAGCTCAATCTACAATTTATGATAAATTAGCTAACCCAACATATAATTCTGATCAAGTTCCTTATTTATTAAAACTAAAACGTGCTCCACGTAGATTTGTTTCAAGATTATTATCTGATAATAGTTTACAATTAGAATTTGGAGCAGGTGTTTCTAATAAGTCTGATAATAATATAATCCCAACCCCAGATAATATTCAATTAGGTTTAGTACCAGGTGTATCTAATTTATTAGATAATTATAATCAAACATCTATATTTTATACCCAAGAATATGGTTTAGCTCCATCAAACACAACGTTAACTATACGTTATTTAATAGGAGGTGGTATAACTTCAAATGTACCTGCTAATGATTTAACTACAATTGATATTTCAGGAGTTTATTTTAAATCAGGTCTTATAGATGATACAATTAGAAATAGTGTAGTATCAACTAATCCAAATCCATCTTCAGGTGGTAGAAGTGCTGATGAGATAGAAGAAATTAGAAATAATGCTTTATATGCTCATTCATCTCAATTACGTGCTGTAACTAAAAATGATTACATTGTAAGAGCATTATCACTACCTTCAGATTATGGTAGTATATCTAAAGTATATGTTAGTCAAGATTTAAATTCTAATCCACAACAAACTGTAGCTCCAACAGCAGTTTCCAATCCATTGTCTTTAGATATGTATGTTTTAGCTTATAATGATAAAAAACAATTAACTCAAGCAACAACAACATTAAAAGAAAATTTATCTACATATTTGAATGAATATAGAATGGTAACTGATGCTATTAATATTAGAGATGCATTTTATATTAATATAGGAGTTAATTTCGATGTTACTATAGTAGGAGGATTTAATAATCAACTTGTATTACAAGATTGTTCTAATGCTTTAAAAAATTATTTTAATATAGAAAATTGGCAAATAAATCAACCAATTATCCTTTCAGAAATTATGATTACTCTTTTACAAGTAAAAGGAGTACAATCTGTAGTTAAATTAGAAATAATAAACAAACAAGATATTACTGGAACTTTATATTCAACACTTGGGTACGACATATCAGGAGCTACTAGAAATAGTAATGTATATCCTTCAGCAGATCCTTCAATATTTGAAGTAAGATATCCTGATACTGATATTCAAGGTAGAGTTGTTACTTATTAAAAATTAAAAATATGAATTTACAAAAATTAAAAGGACATGTTCCTGATAAAGTTATTGAACAGATTCCTGCTGTGATGGAAAAGTTTCAAATTAATACTCCATTACGATTAGCACACTTCTTAGCACAATGTGGTCATGAAAGTGGTGGATTCCGTTTAACAAAAGAAAATTTAAATTATAGTGCTAAAGGTTTAATGGGTATTTTTAAAAAATATTTTCCAACAGAAGCATTAGCTAAACAATACGAACGCAAACCAGAAAAAATCGCTAATAAAGTATATGGTGGTAGAATGGGTAATGGTCCTGAAGCAAGTGGCGATGGTGCTAAATTCTGTGGTCGTGGTTATATTCAACTAACAGGTAAAGATAACTACACTGCCTTTGGTAAATCAATTAATGAAGATATGACAGCTAATCCTCAAGCAGTAGCTGACAAATATGCATTGTTGTCTGCCGCTTGGTTCTTTAACAAAAATGGTTTACATAAAATGGCAGATGGTGGTGCTACTGATGCAGTTGTTACATCTATCACTAAACGTGTTAACGGTGGTACAATTGGTTTAGCTGATCGTATCAAACATTTTAAAGAATATCACGCATTATTAGCGTAAAATAGTTTGATAGTTACCATATTTATATGTAGTAATTACTAACTATGGCAATCTATAAAATATTTCCTGAAAAGAGTGCTACTCTGTATTCATTCTATCCTACATTAAACACAGGATTAGATGAAATATTAGAGATTAGCACTTTCTATTCAATTAATGGTACTGATGAAGTGTCACGTGCTGTTATTAAATTCCCTTCTGCTCAAATAAGCGATATACTTGCTAATAAAGTAGGTAATAATAATTTTGATGCATATTTAAAGTTATATTTAGCTAACGCTTCATCTATACCTTTAGACTATACATTATTGTGTCACCCACTATCAGGAAGTTGGAATATGGGTACTGGTAGATTAGGTAATTCTCCTATTACTACAGATGGAGTTAGTTGGCAATACAAAGACCAAAATGGTGGAAATGCTTGGATTAATAATTCATTCCCATCAGGTGTAACTGGTTCGTATAGAAGTGGAAGTGCAGCAGTGTCTGGTGGTGGTACATGGAATTCAAATGTAAATTATCAAGCAACACAATCCTTTACAAATTCAACTTCTAAGGATATTGAATTAAAAGTATCTAATACTGTAAGAGCTTGGTATAGTAGTTCAATACCTAATGATGGTTTTATTTTAAAACATAGTTCATCTATAGAATTTACATCTCAATCTAAATTTGAAACAAAATATTTCTCAGGAAATACTCATACAATTTATCCTCCTTGTTTAGAAATAAGATGGAATGATTTTTCATATACTAGTTCTTTAACACAAGTTACATCTAGCACATTTGTAGCTAGTTTAGGTAATAACAAGGGTGAATACCAACAAGATTCAGTTCAACGTTTTAGAGTAAATGTTAGAGATCAGTTTCCATCTAGATCTTTTTCAACCACTTCACTTTATTTAAATAATAAAGCTTTACCTACTTCTTCATATTGGTCAATAAAGGACTTGGATACCGAAGAAATTGTCGTAGATTATGACAGAACATATACTAAAATAAGTTGTGATTCTCAAGGCAATTATTTTGATGTTTATATGAATGGATTAGAACCTGAACGTTACTACAAGTTGTTGTTTAAAACAGAGCTTTTAGATGGTGAAACAGTTATATCTGATAATAATTACTATTTTAAAGTTATAAGATAATGTCTCGTATACCA